ATAACGCCTGTGATCTAGCGCCAAAAACAGAATTTTTATCAAATTTACAAAACATGAACGATTCAGCCGCTAAGCAGCCATAATGCCTTGAAAATGGCCTGCGAGGGCTGATAATTCGCTCAAATTTGACAGCAAAACATCATTAAACCCCTGGCGAGATCAAGAAATTAACATTAAATTAACTTATTAAATTTATGCGCTTCATTAGCTTAGCCGCCCGGACGCCGTTTTTTTCGACATATCAGTAAATGTTATCATCAAAGATAGGATACATGACACGATGCGTGAAAAATCCCGCAGACATCCATATGGTTTAAATGCAATAATCAGCCACGTTTCTAGTCAATAACAATACCAGTACCTGGTTTGCGCAAGGCAAAGGATTATTTTTATGAAGCTTAAGAACACTCTCCTGGCGTCGGCTCTGCTTTCTGCGGCTGCTTTTTCTGTCCATGCAGCAACAGAACTGACGCCGGAGCAAGCGGCTGCACTAAAACCTTATGACCGCATCGTTATTACCGGTCGTTTTAATGCTATTGGCGATGCGGTCTCCGCCGTGTCCCGCCGCGCAGATAAAGAAGGCGCAGCCTCCTTCTATGTTGTCGACACCTCGGAGTTCGGCAACAGTGGTAACTGGCGTGTTGTGGCGGACGTGTATAAAGCCGACGCGCCGAAAGCCGACGCGCCCAAAAATCGTGTCATTAATGGCATCGTGGAATTACCGAAAGACCAGGCCGTACAATTAGAACCGTATGACACCGTCACCGTTCAGGGCTTCTACCGTAGCCAGCCGGAAGTTAACGATGCCATTACGAAAGCGGCGAAACAAAAAGGCGCATACGCTTTCTATATTGTTCGTCAGATAGATGCGAATCAGGGCGGAAACCAACGCATCACTGTATTTATCTATAAACAAGATGCGAAAAAACGCATCGTCCAGAGCCCGGACGCTATTCCGGCAGACTCTGAAGCTGGCCGTGCCGCGCTGGCTCAGGGCGGCGAAGCTGCGAAGAAAGTCGAAATTCCAGGCGTCGCCACGTCAGCCTCGCCGAGCGCCGAAGTAGGCCGTTTCTTCGAAACGCAATCCTCCAAAGGCGGGCGTTACACTGTCACACTTCCGGATGGCACAAAAGTTGAGGAGCTGAATAAAGCGACGGCTGCGATGATGGTGCCTTTCGACAGCGTTAAGTTCACCGGCAACTACGGCAATATGACAGAAATCTCCTACCAGGTCGCCAAACGCGCGGCGAAGAAAGGCGCTAAGTATTATCATATTACGCGTCAGTGGCAGGAGCGCGGTAATAACATCACCATCAGCGCCGACCTCTATAAATAAGGCGCGCGTCGCCATCAGGTGATTAGACTTGAGATAAATGACAGGGAATAAGTGAGATATTTATGGGAAGAACTGGGTCAAAATGGGAAGAGACCAGGAGGAATATGCAATAACCTTACAGTATGTGAAAATCAGACCGGCCCGAACAAAAACAGAACTCGCGCCAGCCTGATTGCAGATATTACTCTTTTTTCTCCGTATCTACATCGGGTTCATCAGCAAATAGCTTGCCCTGCATCCGATCCAGTTCTTCTTTTCTTACCCGCTTAACCACGCTGTAGACCCACTGAAGCGAAACACCAAATTTGCGGGCCAGTTCATGGTGGTTACGTCCGTTAAACTCCCTGAAGATTTCCCGGTCGCGCTGACTGACCTTCCATACCATGCCCATCGGGAAATAAACGTTTTGCCCGCCCCAGACCTGCATCATGCGGTTCGCGACGGCCTGACCAATCTGGTCGGCAATTGCGGGCTCAATATCAATAATCTCGCGAACGGTCTCAGAGGTATGCTGTGCCAGTTCCACCAGGAGTTCCGGCCCTTTACTTCGAAACTGATTCAGGTCGCTCATGTTTTACTCCCGCAGCTCTGCGCTGCCACTTCTTCAGTTTCTCAATAACACTGCTTGCCTGTTCAGTATTGAGCCAGCGCAGGGCGCTGATGCCCGTTTCCCGCTTGATCCACCGCGCTAATGCATTTTCTGAACGGTCACGAACAATGCCGGCAGCAGCCATTTCAAGCCATAGCGCACGGATTTTCCTGGATTGCGGATGGTTATCCAGCGGTAAACCGGAGCTGGCTTTTCCTGCAGGCCTAACGCGAAAGCCTTTCCTTTTCATGGATTCCAGCACGCAGTTTAGTTGTGTGGTATCCATTCCTTTGGTTGAGGCTTTACCGGTCAGCCCCTGTAACATCTGGCGGTAGGTGTCTTCATCCATACCCAGTTCATTACGGGCAATATGAATGAGCTGGATAAGACGTTGTTTAGTCATCATTGTTGCTCCTTCTGCCTGCATCACCGATATAATCGACATATAAAGGAAGTGCCACAGGCCAGCACAGGAACATCACCGACCAGCTAATCCAGTAACCGGCACCACTGTAACGTGAATAAAACCCTGAACGGCGGTGCAGTTCAGCAGTACACCAACCGACAAAACAATACCAGAACAGGGCACATACAACAGATTCAGTCGTCATTCTGAATATCCCCCCAACTGATATGAATATTACGGGCAGCAATGACAGGGTCTTTATTCCACCATGCACCTGACATGTATTTTTCAACCTGTTCGCGTCCGGCAATAACACCAATTGTGATCCCCGGCCTGACGTTCTTAAAAAAGGCGCGGGCAAAAAGGTATCTGGCAGATATTCGGCAGGCTTTTAATTTCCGGCTGTTACCTGATAACGTAATCATCTGGCCTCCAGTTTCTGCTGTTCCCGCCCACTGACCGGTCGGTGCAGTCTGACGTTCTGCCCTTCTCGAAACCCCGCATAGCGCGAGGCGTCGCCATTGCGACTTCTTCCCGGTTTACGCGCCCTGGTGGTTTGCGTCTGCGGGTATTTATGTTCCAGCCACTGCTGCATCAGTTCACGTTCGTCATCGGTCAGGGCGAAGGACTGTATTTCACTGATAACGGCCAGCACCCAGCCTTCAGCAAACTGGTCTCCACGGCTGGTGCGGGTGGTCGGTTTTTATTCTTTTGTTCTGTGCACTGATATACTGCTGACGCGCCTTTTTCAGCTGACGGGCCAGCACTTCCCAGGTGTACGCGGCCAGTGCGGCCCGTTCCCGGTTGCCGTAGAACCCCACACCCGGATATGTGCCGGGGTGAATGATGGAGTTAACACCAAATGCCTCGCGGATGATGTTCATCAGGCCCAGCATGTAGCGCGGCGGACGGAGGCTGCCTGTCGGCCAGTAGTGACTGATGGTTTCATCAATATCACTCATGGCGATGTCGGAATGTGTGATGCCGTGAACATCCATCAGTTTACGGGCGCGGCGCAGTGCCAGAGCAGCCTCATGCGGGTTGCCGGATGCTGCCAGCGCCAGCAACTTTTTCAGTTTCTCAATGTGCTTATCCTGGTCTGTCATTGTTCAGTATCTCCGGTATTTTTTGCTGTTCCCATGCCCGAACAGCGTCGGACAGCTCTTTCAGGCTGTATGCTGCTTTAAGCTTTTCCCATAACCACTGCGTCACCACGTGGGTCAGCAGGGCAACCAGGGCGAATCCGGCGCAGATGCACACGGCTATACCAGTAAGCAGGAAAGCCCATACCACAATTTCCATAATGGTGTCAGTCACTGGTACCTCCTGTGGTGGTCTGGTCAGGTGCGGCGTGTGTCCTGTGGTATTTCCTGAACCAGTGGTACAGGGCAGCCAGTTTTCTGTCGATAACTTCAGTTTCCCTGTTGAAGTATTCCTGTGCCTCTTTCTCCTCTTGCGGCGGCAGTTCGCCCGGCCCACACAGGGTGTTGTAAATCCACGCCATGCCGTTCCTGGCATCACCGGTGGCCCGCCACTCAATCACTGCAGCTTTCATGACGACCAGATTGCGCCCGAAGTACAGGTCCACCTCTTCAAATCTCTTGCGCAGGTATTCGTTTTCGTCTTCCAGTACCCGAATACGCTGTGCAGCATCTTCCGGCGTCAGTTGTGGCGTCTGTTCGGTGCGGTTCATATGATTTCTCCGGTGTATGTGACGCCCAGCCGTGCGGCAAGGCGTTCCAGTTTTTTCTGTTTGTGGAAGTCAATCAGCCGGTCCATTCCCTGAAGGCGCAGCTGCTCTGTCATGATTTCCACGTCTGCCAGCTCTGCCGCGAGGTCACTTTCGCTGCCCTGTCCGTTCAGGTTGCGGGCGGCACTGGCCGCCAGTTCAGCGGCCTCTTCTGTCAGTTTCAGGGCCTGTGCGTCCGGCCCGAAACGCTGCAGGGCCAGACGGTAGAGGGCGGTGCGGGTGAGTTCGGTGTTCCGTGTCATGCCGCGCCCTCAGTGCTTCCGGCTGACGGTGATGTGCAGGCCGCCTTCTGCAGTGGTTTCCATCCGGTACGGCACCTCGTTCTCTGCCGTGTGGGTGAGTGTGTTCACCAGTACCTGCAGTGCAGCCGCCTTTCCGTTGGTCGCCACAATGGCCTGCGTGGCCATGCTGATTAGCGCCGTCAGGACGTGCTTCACATCGGTGAGGTCGCGGCATTCACACTCGTTGACATAGTGTTCAACAAGGGCGCGGGTACGCTGGCGTGCTTCCTGTGGGGTAATCATTGCGCGTCCTCCCTGTCAGGGCGGGAGAATTCCATGACAGGCACGTCTGCCGAAAAATGCTGGCTGCAGTACGGGCAGACCAGGGTGACGCGTACCGCAGGGATGTGGTATTTACCGGACATCACGGCGATGGCGCTGTGAAAACGCAGGGCTGTTATATCCCTCTCGCACTGAATACATTTAAATATCATAATTTAATTCTCCTCTGTTTCCAGCGTGCAGAAGCCCACGGCGCTGACGCCGGAATAAAAAAGAAAATGTTTTTATTAAATAATTAACGTGGTGTGTTTACTGCACATCCTGCTCAAAAGGAATTATTGAAAAATCCTCAATGTCGCTTTTAATGGAAATACCGGGAATATTTTTCACGGCCTCTTTTTCATTCAGGATAGCGTCTTTATTTATTTCCTCTTTTACACGAATAAAGCGCTCAAGCCCCAGACGTCTCAGTAGTTCAATAACATTATCCGCTCCGCGAATGCTGACTGACGGCGGGCGGTTTCGCCACTGCACCTCGCCGGTGGTGAGGTTAGCAAACTTCACCTTCCCGTTGCCGGTCAGTTCATCACGGTGTGCCTCACACCATGTCTGAATACCGGACTGCAGTTCGGCCATGCGTTTTTTCAGGCTCTCGGTGAGCGGGGCATAACGTGCGGTGATATCGCCAATGGCGTCATTCATTTCTGTTTCAGCCCTGACCAGTTCACGGTGTGCGTCACCGAGCAGTCTGATGCCCTCAATGACTCTTCACGTGTCCCCGGCACCCAGAGTGCTGCTGCGGCCTTGATACGTTTTGCACCTTTTGTACTTTTTGCCATTTTTTATGATTTCTCCAGTTGTGCTGATTACCACAAAGATTCCGGCCACACGACGCGACAGCCGTGCAGTTCGAAAACGCCCTGACGGAAATATCCCCTGTGGTCATGTCCGGTATACAGATAACAGGCCTTTCCCTGCTCAAGCATGCGCATGCAATGCGCACTCCTGGAAACGCGGATGACAGGTTTGTTACCCCTGATGGTGATGCTTTGTACATCCGTGTTCGTCGCCTTAAGCGCCATAATGGCTGACTGCACTTTACTGATTTGCTGGTTGATACCTGTGGTGGATTTCATTATTAAACCCCTTTGACAACGTCAGCGTTGACCTGTGGAACCCCGATTTCAGCGGCCAGATTCATGGCGGCTATTACCAGGTTACTGACGGCCAGCGGATACAGCAGGCTGACCATATTTTTACGATGACTTCCCGGATTGCTCAGGCGGGTACGTATGGCATCCACTGCGCTGGCGTCCATAATGTCCGTCAGTTGTTTACCGGCCCGTTGCAGTTTGAACGTCAGAAATTCTTCAAGGTGATTGTCCAGAGGCAGAAGTTCGACCACCTCACAGCGCTGAACGACTTCGCGGACTTCCATGTTGCGTTCAGAGAGTTTTGTCGCCAGTTCCGGCTGGCCAATCAGCACGATGGACAGCAGCTTTTTGAAACCGGACTCCAGCTCAAAAAAGCGTTTGAGGTGTTTCAGTGTCGGAATGGGCAAACTGTGAGCCTCCTCAATCACCAGAACGTGGCTGAACCCCGCCTGGTTGCTGTCTTTCAGGACGCGATGCAACTGGCGAAAGCGGGCGTCCTGACTGCGTCTGATGCTTTCCAGTGGTGCGATGGTACTGATAATGGCTTCGGCAATCGCTGCTGCCTTCAGAGTTTTCCCTTTCACATCGTTGTCTTCCATAGCGATGATGTATGGCTCGATAACAATCACTGGCGCATTCTCGCGGTTGATACGTTCAGTCAGGTCACGGCGCAGCGTGGATTTACCCGCACCGGACTCACCGATGACGGCCATAAACCCACCATGACGGGCTGTCTGGTACAACGCCTCACGCACGTAGCGAATGTCTGGTGTGGTGAACACATCATCAGAACCCTGCATGGCTTCGTCGGCGAACGGGTCACGGAAAAGACCAAACGCTTTTTTGGTTGCTGGAAATAACACCTGTTTTTTGAGTAACATATTCTCTTCCTCACTGAGGCTCGTTTTATCTGTGGTACCCGCTGTACGGGGCGTGGCCGCGCCCTGTACAGCATCAAAACTCTTCGCTGTATCAATCCCCTGACTTTCCAGCCAGGACGCAAGACGCCGGCGCACTTCTCCGGGGCTGGTGCGGGGCCACGCGTTATGATTCACAATCTGGGCCAGCGTGGCCTCAGAAACATCGACAGCTCTCGCCACCACCGCCTGTGGAATACGGGCCTCTTTCAGTTGCTGCTTCAGTACCAGCATGTTTCCCTCCTCAGTTGCCGTTAACAATGCTGATAACGCTGCTGCGGGCCGGCGTGGTCAGCGTAGCCATGACTTCATCCAGTGCGGCTTCCGGTACGCCGTCCGGATACTGTGCCGTTAACTGGCGGTAATGTTCCGGCGTCCAGGTAAGGCCGTTGGCGCTGAACTTCCCGCGCAGGGCTTTCGCGGCCTCCACATGAGTCATGGGACGCTGTTCAGTGCGCGGTCCGCGTACGTCAGAGGCCTGACCTCGCTTCGGTATACAGGCCGGAAGTGTGGCGTCATCAATATGTTTATACGGGTCAAGCCGCCCGCCGAACGGCAGCGCCTTCGCCTTGCGTGCGGCAGCTGCATCTGCGGCGTTGTCTGTACCGGTGACCAGCGCTTCGGTTTCTTTTGCCGCCATCTGCGCCGGGGTTTCCGGCAGGGCTTTGTAACTTTCGCCAAATACCGCCGCGCCTTCAGCAAAGCCAAACTCGTTCTTTCTGACCTCTTCGACCAGGAAGAACGTCTCGTGGCCGTCCTCACCGGTCAGAACCACCTGTGCCACATCGCTGCGCCACGGGTTACGGGTAATCATCAGTTTTTCACCGACCAGTACGCCCGGTACCGTTGATACGTCAAATTCAGTGCCCCGGAACGAGACACGAAGTTTTGGCGTGACTTTGCGGAGTTCTGGTGCCGCCACAGCCAGTTCACGACATACCTCAACGGAAGGCGCTTTTTTCAGCTGCTCAGCAGTAATCTTCAGCCAGATATCCGTGCGGGTTTTACCGTGGCGGCTGTGAACAGCCGTGGCGTTAAAGTGGCTGCGCCATTTCGCGGCCAGCGCGTTGAGTTCTTCCAGACTGTGAACCGGCCGGAACTTCAGACCCGGCTCCAGCTTGCGTTCGATAATGTCACGCGCCTTTTCCACCTGTCCGGTGGCGCGGGCGTTATGCGGCTTGTGCGCTATCAGGTCAATGCCCAGTGAGCGACACATGTTTTTCGTCATACCCGCGGTGTTTGCCGAGCCGGGGTCGAGATAGAGTATTTTCGGCACACCGTGCAACACGTCTGCGCCGCCACGCTCCTGCATGGCGTTGATAAGCACAGAACACAGGTTCTCACCGGATTCCGCCCCCGTCACATACTCAACGTAAATCCAGCCGCTGGCATGGTCGGTAATCTCGTAACTCCACACGCGGTCACTGGCGATACGGGCAAGGTTAGCGGGCTTGTTCTTGTAGAACTTCGCGCTGTCCATCACCTGCAGCCCTTTATGTCCATTGCTCAGGTAGTAAAGCGTGCAGAGCGAGGCATCAATCTGCCAGACATGATTGGGATGCAGACTGGCCACTTCAGTATGTGGTGCAGGGGCATCCAGTTGTTCCGGGTGCAGGCCATAGTTACGCAGGGCACGGCTGATGGCATCTTCGGACAACGGGAAAAACTCACCGGTGGTTTCATCTGTTCTGCCTGCGGAGATAAAGCCGTTAGCCCGCAGGGTTTCCACTGCATCCGCGATGGAATAGAGACGCTTACCGTTCTTGCGGGTGGCCTCACGCAGTGTGGCAGATATCAGCGCGGCTTCGTCGCGGGTCAGGGCGCTGCGCCCGGCATCGGCGCGTTTTTTGCGTTTATCAGTCACAGAGACCTCCTTCAGCCTGCGCAGCAGAGTGGCGCGGGACATGCCAAGTTCAGCACAGGCAGCGTCGTATATTGCACCGCGTTTACCATGCCCCGCGTCACGTGCCGCGCGGGCGACATAAACCAGTCGTTCAGTCAGGGCAGCATTCATTGGTTATGCCTCCAGCCCGTTAATCTGTGGCGTCGGCTCAGTCAGCCATGAAGGCGCTGCATTGCCTGTTGGCTCGTCCGGCAGGTCAAATGTGGAGCGCAGGCTACGCGCTGTGCTTTCCAGTTGACAGACCAGGCCTGCCATGAAGTCTCTGGGGGTATCAATCATGTTTTCAGCTCAATATGCGCACAGTGT